TCCGATCTGGATTAGAAAAAATATTTTTCTTACATATTTTAGAAAATCCTCAACAATTCGAAAAAGTGGATTCACATTTTTTCAAAAATGAAGACATACAATTTATTTATAATATAATTAGAGAAGATTTTCTTGTTAGTAAAAATAAGATATCTCCTACACCTCAACAAATTCTTGCAATGATTAAATTGCATGATACAAAAATTTCAAATGAATTTATAAAAACATTATTAAAAGGTGATAATAGTTCATACGAAAAAGAATGGATGGAATCACGATTCAAAGCATGGAAAATATCAAATTCATGTAAAGATAATGTGATGAAATCAATTGAGTATATTAGAGGATTAAATGAAATTGATTATGATAATGTTTTAGATGTTACTAACAAAATAAAAAATATGTTTGGTGACTTATCATTAATAGATAGTGATGATAATGATTTAGGTGAAGATTTTGATGATCCAGATTCACACAAAATAACATCATCTACTAGAAAAATGGCAACTGGTTGGTCTTGTGTTGACAAAATATTAAGTGGTGGTTGGGATCAAGCATCGATGTCTGTTTTGATGGGAGAAACAAATGTTGGTAAATCTATGTGGATGCAAAACATTGGAGTAAAAGCTGCGGACCAAGGAGCAAATGTTGTATATATAACATTAGAAATGGGTTCACAAAAATGTATGAAACGTATGGGTTCAATGCGACTTAAAATACCAATTGATGACTATGATGAAAAATCTAAAGATACTATATTTATGAAAAATAGAATTAATAATCTTAAATCTATGAATAGTGGTATGTTTAGTGAAAAACCAGGAAAAATATTCGTTAAAAAATATAATACTGGTTCTTGTACAATTACTGAAATAGATAATTATATCACAAAATTAGAAGAAGTTAAAAAAATTAAAGTAAATATGGTATTGATTGATTATATCAGTCTTATGGGTATTGAAAAAGGATTAGATTTTTCTTCTATGTTATTCTTAAAAGGAAAACACTTAGCTGAAGGTATACGATTTATTGCAGATAAACACAATTGTGCTCTTATAACAGCAACACAGACTGACAAAGCTGTATGGGGTGCCAATGATATTGATTTGAAAAATATGCCAGAATCTAAAGCAATTGCCGAAACAGCAGATTCAGTATGGGCAATTATTCGTAATCCTGAAATGAAAAAAAATAATACATACAGATTAAAAATCTTGAAACTAAGAGATGGTGAACATAAAGGTGAACAAATAAGATTCAAATTTAATACAACATATCTATGCATGGAAGATGATGAATTTGTTGGAAATGCATAAAAAATAATAATAATAATAACATGAATGATAAAATTGATGACGAAGAAGAAAATTTAGAAGAATTTGATTTTTTAGATGATGATATAGAAGAACAGATAGATATATCTGATATTGATGATGATATAGAAGAAGATTCAAATGATGAACAAAAAACTGAATCTGATGATGATTCAAAGACTGATACTAATGATTTTGATATATTTTTCAAAAATAGTACTAATAAACACAAACTTGAAGGTAAACATTCTCTTGAAAGAGATACTATATTTAAGGGTAAATTAGATGATCCAGATTCAGAAATGGAAAGTTCAACATTTGATAATTATGATATATCAAATACTATGTTTGAAATTGAAGAAAAACAAGATGATAATTATTTATATAAAAAATGTCTTACTGAAGATATAAATGAAGTATTAAGTAATAAAACATCATTAGATTTCAAACAGAATAGAAAAAAACCTAATAGACAAACATTTAACGATTATTATAGTTTATGTTATGATGAATTACATCTGAAATATACTAGATCTGAAATTTTTGTAGAATTGTCTTATTATTTTACGGATAATATTTTCAACATGTTCAAATTGTTAAACAAAAAACATGCAACAAGTATAATAAAAGAATTACGTGAAAAAGGCTTTCTAAATAATATAGGAAATATAAACTTTATTTAATTTTGTAAATATAATTGAAATGAATATCAATAACAATAAAAATAATAAATAAAAAATGAACAGTAGAAATGATGTGTTTGCAAAAACACTAGAATATTTTAAGAATGACGAATTGGCATCTAATGTTTGGATTAATAAATATGCTCTAAAAGATTCTTATGGTAATATTTATGAAATGTCACCAGAAGATATGCATAAAAGAATTTCAAAAGAACTTGCTAGAATAGAATTGAATTATGAAAATCCTATTTCAGAAGAAGAATTTTATAATGTCATAAAAGATTTCAAGTACATTATTCCACAAGGTGGACCAATGTCAGGTATTGGTAATACAAAACAAATCGTATCTTTATCAAATTGTTTCGTTATAGGAAGAGAACAAGATTCTTATGGTTCTATAATGAAAACAGATGAAGAACAAGTACAATTAATGAAAAGAAGAGGTGGTGTTGGTCATGATATGTCACATCTTAGACCTAAAAAAACACCAGTAAAAAATTCAGCATTAACATCAACTGGATTAGTATCTTTTATGGAAAGATATTCAAATTCAACTCGTGAAGTAGGACAAGATGGTAGAAGAGGTGCATTAATGCTTAGTTGTTCTATTAAACATCCTGATGCAGAAGGTTTTATGGATGCTAAAATGGAACAAGGTAAAGTAACAGGTGCTAATATTTCATTGAAAATAACAGATGAATTTATGAATAGTCTTATCAAAGGCAAAAAATTCATACAACAATTTCCAATAGATAGTGAAACACCTATTTTCAAACAAGAAGTTGAACCAAAAAAACTATTTGATAAAATAATTCATAATGCTTGGAAATCAGCTGAACCAGGATGTTTATTTTGGGACACAATTATTAGAGAATCAGTACCTGATTGCTATTCTGAATTTGGATTTAAAACAACATCAACCAACCCATGTATCGTTGGTGATAGTATGATTGCAACAGCAGATGGTAGAAATGCGGTAAGTATTTTACAATTAACTAATGAAGGAAAAGATATACCAGTATATTCTAAAAATTCAGAAGGTAAAATAGAAATAAAAATGGGAAGAAACCCTAGAAAAACTGGTGAAAAAAGAGAAGTTTGGAAATTAACAATGGATGATGATTCTACATTCAAAGCAACACCAGAACATACTATGTTTTTAAGTAATAATACTAAAATAGAATTAAAAGACTTAAAACCAGGTGATTCATTATCATCATTTTATTCTTTTGTTTCTAATATTAGATATAGACAAATATCAAATTGTGGCAGTAAAATGAAAGGTGGTATATTTAGAAATAGAAGACAATATAGATTAGTATATGAATTTTTCAAAGGATTATCTGTTGATTATAAAAATTTTGTAATACATCATAAAGATTTCGATAGTTATAATGATAATATTGATAATTTAGAATTATTACCAGCAATTGAACATACTAGATTACATTCAGATAGAATAAAAGGTGAAAATAATCCATATCACAATTTTACAGATGAACAAAAATTTGCATTTGCTTCACATCCAGGCGAAAAAAATCCAAAATTTATAAATGTATCAAATGATGAATTAGTTAAACATGGTCAAAAAATATATAATGATAATGGTGTTTTAACTAAAAAAATGTGGTTGAAATATGCTAAAGAAAATAATTTACCTCAACATTTAGCAAATGAATTTAGATTCAAATCTTTCACAAATTTCAAAAACCAAATAGTTGATAACCACAAAGTTGTTAGTGTTGAATTTGATGGTTATGAAGATGTATATAATATTACGGTTGATGATAATCACAATTATATAGTATTAACATCAAATGATGATGAAAAATATATTACTAGTGGTGGCATATGTGTAAAAAATTGTGGCGAAATACCATTATGTCCTTATGATTCATGTAGATTATTGGCAATAAACCTTTATTCTTATGTTATAAATCCATTCAAAACTGATGCTAAATTTGATTTTGAATTATTCAAAAAACATTCATATTTAGCACAAAGAATGATGGATGATATTATTGATTTAGAACTTGAAAAAATTGATCAAATTTTAGAAAAAATCAATACTGATATAGAAGATTCAGAAATTAAAAAAACTGAAAGAGAATTATGGGAAAATATCAAAATGATGGCAATAAAAGGTAGAAGAACTGGTATTGGTATCACAGCAGAAGGCGATATGTTAGCAGCAATGAATTTAAGATATGGTACACCTGAAGCTACAGATTTTTCTGAAAATATACATAAAAATCTTGCAATAAATGTATACAAATCATCTTGTCTTATGGCTAAAGAAAGAGGTTCATTTGAAGTATTTGATGCTGAATTAGAAAAAAATAATCCACTTATTCAAAGATTATCTGAATCAGATTTAGAACTTGCTCAATTATTAAAAGAAGGAAGAAGAAATATATCATTATTAACTATTGCACCAACTGGTACAGTTTCATTAATGACACAAACTACTTCTGGTATTGAACCAGCATTCTTAGTTGCTTATAAAAGAAGAAGAAAAATAAATCCTAATGATAAAGATGTTAGAATAGATTTCGTTGATTCAAAAGGTGATTCATGGGAAGAATATACAGTTTTTCATCATAAATTTATTGATTGGTTAAATGCAAATGATTATAATATTGATGAAGTTAAATCATATTCTGAAGAAGATTTACAAAAAATAGTTGCATTATCACCATATTATAAAGCAACATCTAATAATGTAGATTGGCATGAAAAAGTTAAAATGCAAGGAAGAATACAAAAATGGGTAGATCATTCAATATCAGTAACTGTAAATTTACCAAATGAAGTAAAAGAAGATGTTGTTGCAGATGTATATAAAACAGCTTGGGAATGTGGTTGCAAAGGTATAACTGTATATCGTGACGGTTCTCGTGATGGTGTATTAATATCTAATGATAAAAAAGAAAAAGATAAAGAAAAATCTGTTGAACAAATCATAAAAGAACATGATGCACCAAAAAGACCAAAGAAAATTGTTTGTGATATACTACGATTCAATAACAATAGAGAAAAATGGATTGGATTTGTTGGATTAGTTGATGTACATCCATATGAAATTTTTACTGGAATATTAGATAATTTTCAAGTTCCAACATTTGTCGATAAAGGATGGATTATAAAAAATAGAGATGATGAAGGAAAATCAAGATATGATTTTGTTTATATCGATAAAGATGGTTATGAACAAGAAATGAAAGGTTTAAGTAGAGCATTTGAACGTGAATATTGGAACACTGCTCGTTTAGTATCTGGTGTACTTAGACATGGAATGCCAATACCAAATGTAATGAATTTGATAGATACATTAGATTTAGGTGGTGATACAATAACATCTTGGAAAGCAGGTGTTAAACGAATGTTGAAAAGATATATAAAAGATCATGTTGAAGCACATGGACAAAAATGCCCAGAATGTGGAAATACAAAATTAAACTTCACAGAGGGATGTATTAGTTGCTCGTGTGGGTGGTCAAAGTGTTCATAATCAACATATTAAAAAGTCAATAATTAATTTATTGACTTTTTTATTTTAATAAAATGTATTTATTGTGAATGTGTTTTTAATATATAAGAATAAAAAAATATTATGGGAAAATTCATAACAACAGATTATCACAATGAAAAACAAGAAGATTCTTGTAAAACTGGTATATACACAATAGAATTCATAAACAAACCAAATATTTATTATGTTGGTTCTGCATCAAAAACAAAAAACAAACAAAAACATAATAATGGATTTAATGGTAGGTGGCGAGAACATCTATTTTTATTATTTAATAATAAACATTATAATAAAAAATTACAGAATAATTTTAATAAATATGGTAAAGAAAATATATTATTCAAAATAATAGAATTGTGTGATATTGAATATTGTCAAAGTTTAGAACAATATTGGTTAAATATGTTAGATTCATATTCAAATGGTTATAATTTGACATATGTTATTGAAAAACCAACTGTTGGTAGATTAGTATCTGAATATGAAAGAGAAAAATGTTCAGAACGAATGAAAGGTGAAAAAAATCATCAATTTGGTAAAAAAAGAACAAATTATGAAAAAAGTATCATAAGTAACTATCATAGTAAAAAAGTTTTACAATATGATTTTGATGGTAATTTCATTAAAGAATGGAAAAGTATTATACAGATTTCAAATGATTTGAATATTGATGGTGGTAATATATCAAGATGTTGTAATAAAAAACAATTAACATGTAAAAATTATTTTTGGTTTTTTGAAGATAATGAATATGATATAAACGAATATATTAAAAATATTTTATTGAGAAAAAAAATATCATTATCAAAAAGAAATCAAAGAGGTTCAGAAAAACCAGTATTACAATATGATTTACATAATAATTTATTAAATGAATTCAAATCAATAAAAGATGCGACTGAATATATAAATGGATCGATAGGTAATATATCAAAATGTTGCAATAAAAAACAATCAACACACAAAGGTTTTATATGGAAATATAAATAAAATGGACACGTTTTCATAAATATATAGTATATGGATTTAGAAAATTATAAATTAGATGAATTATTTGAATTACGTGAACAACTTGACTTAGAAGAGTTACACGAAATATTACTTGAACAATTTAAGATTGTTGAAAAAAGACACCTTAAATTTATAGAAAAAGGTAATAAAACAGCAGAAGCTGAAGTTAGAAGAGCACTTGGTAGAATAAAAATATTAATACCAGAATATCGAAGAAAATCAGTAAAAGCAACAGATAGTTATATGAATCCAAGTAAATATGATTAAAATTTATTAATTTTATTAATTTTATTAATTTTTATTAACTTTTGACTATTATTATTTAATATATAAAATAAAAATAAAAATAATAATATGAAAATAAATAAATCATTTTCTATAGAAGACACATCATTCAAAAAATTTGAAAAAATATGTGAATCAAAATCAATAAATAAATCATTATTTATACAAAAGGCTATTGATAAATTTATAGCCGAAAATTATGAAATTGATATATCAGCATCATATAAGTTAAAAAACACAAATGATACAAATTATGTTAGAATAATAAATAAATCATATCACACAGAAACAGAAAAATTCTTTATCAATTTAGATAATGATGATAAAATTAATATCGATACATTTGATAAAATGTATGAAAAGGTTGATTTTGAACAAATAAAAATCGATAATGATGTAAGAGACGTATTAAATGAAATAGTTTATGGTACAACTAAAATTGATGATGATGTAGAACAAGTTGATCCATCATTCTTAAATAATAGTTGTATATCTGTCGAAAAAGTAAAAAACTTTGTTGACAATATAAATACAAATAAAATAAATGAACAAAATGATAATGATATACTAACAATCAATGATTCATTAAAAGAATATGTAGAAAAAGGACCATTTGAAAATTAATATATAATATATTATAAAAAAAAATACAAAATATAATGACAGAAGAAGAATATTTAGCTTTATTTAAAAAAATAAATGAAGATAATGGGTTTGAATCAAAAATAAACCTAAATATGAACCAATCATATGACAATATAAATACATCACAAAATCAATGGCAATCATTGAATGAAACACCAACATATCAAAATGTTAATGAAAATGTTAATGATGGTTGGAATAATATGGATTTTGTTGTAGAAACCAGATTAAACGGTTCTATTCAACACAATAACAATCAACAACAATATCAAAGCAGAAGAAATAGACAAACATTTGATCCAAATGGACTTAATCAATATATGGATGATGATAATTTGAATGAAGTGTATAAACAACCAATTCAATCTATACCACAACCTCAACAAATTAATGAAAATCTAAATAATACTGATATAGTATCTGTTGAATTATTTAATAGAATAAATGAAAATGTGATGTTAACATTAGCTGGAAAATCAAAACAAGTTATACAAAATGTTAATTTAGATAGAGTTTCATATATGACAGAATCTAAAGTTAGATTTATTAATTCATAATTTGTTTTACTTAAAAAATATCCTTATATTTGTATTTATTTAATAAACAATTAATGATATACATAATATAAATGATATGGAAAAATTAAGAGAATATCAGACATTTATTGGTAAACCTATTTTTTGTATAAAAGATGATAAATCATTTAAATTAACAAAAGGTAAATCATACAAAATACAAAAAATTGTAGAAAAAAATGATTCATTATATGCTATTATTATTAATGATAATGGTAGTGAATTTGGTATTGGTCCAAATAATTCTAAATATTTTCTAAATTTAAAAGAAGGATTGATGGTACTTAGAGATTTAAAATTAAAATCATTAAATAATGAAAATTTGGATTCTTAATAATACTAAATTTGGATATAAAAACAATTCAAAAGAATGGTATAATAATATGTCAGATTTTTTTGAAAATGAATTTATACCATTATTAGAAAAACAATATAAAGAAGGCGATATTGTAGTACATTTAGGAAATTTATTCAATAATTCAGAAAACATAAATACAAAAATATTAAATAAAACCATAGATTTAATTGAAAAAATAAGTAACATATCAAAATTATACTTATTAATTGGTGAAAATGATAGAGTTCTTGATAATAATATTAGCACACTAAATATATTCAAATATCACAAAAACATAAATATTGTAAAAGATTTTACAAAAATAGAATATGGTATTATAAAAATAAATCTTATACCTTGGTGTGATAATACATTAAAATTTATTAATGGTAATATAAATTTATTAAATATTGAAATAAATAAAATAGATACCAAATTAATAAAACATAAAACATATTGTGGTTATTATGATGATAAAAAAACATATGATAATTGTACAATAGTTGGTTCACCATATCAATTCGAGGGAACAAATGATGAAAAAGGATTCTATATTATAGATGTAGATAACAATAAAGATATATTTATAAAAAATAAGAAAAGTCCAATATACAAAACAATAAAAATTGATAATATAACAGAATTAGAAAACCTTGATATAGAATATATTAATAATAATCGAGTAACAATATCAATAAATAAAAAATTAATAGAAGAAAAACAAATAAAAACAGAAATACTTTTATCAAAATACAATTTCAAGAAGATAGAATATTATGATGATGGTGACATCATAGAAGAACTTTTAATCGATAATTCTTCTTCTATTGATGAAATGATAATAAATAAAATAAAGTCTTCTAATAATGATTTATTATTGAAAGAATTTGAAAATATATTAAAATTACATAAAGAAAAATATTAAACAATAATAGTTTATATATAAGAAAAAATAATCATTCAAGAAAATGAGTAAGAATAATGAAATAGATAGAGAAAATAATTATAAACGTTCAAAAATAGAAATAAAAGAGAGTGTAGAAGAATTACAAGGAAATATAAACTCTATGCTTAGAGAAATAGATTTACCTATTGATGAAATGGTTGGTTTTGATGATATGTTACCATCTTTACAAATTACTATTGAAGTACATGATTATGATAAAGATATACAAATAATAAAAATTGAAGCAAAAGAAACATTAGAATGTTTGGCTAATTTATATCTTAGTGAAGAATTAATGAGAAATAAAAATATTTATCAAATGATAAAAAATGATTCTCAATTACTTACAGAATTAAATTTTTCAACATCAATGGCTAGAAAAGGTTTAATTAGTTGTATGAGACAATTAGATTTAGGTATAAATGATCCTGAAATGTATCAATCTGTCGCACTTTTCCAAAAAGAAATGCGTGATACGATTAAACAAATATATGAACTTCAGAAGAAAATGAAAGATTTCTACAAAGAATTGAAAGATGAATTGAAAGAAATAAATATTAGCACCGAAGAAATAAAAGACGATGATAATGATTCATATACAATAATTGGTGATCCAAAATTTCTTAATGATATATTTGACAAATACAAAAATGATCCATCATTATTAGAAGAACTTATGAAAGTAAGTAAAGATATGAAAAAATAAATTATTTTTTATAAATATCTTGCTGTGCTTTTACATTTTGTGCATTTCTAATACTTGTAACATTCATTAATTTCTTATTAACATCACTCACACTAGGTTTGAATGTTTTTTCTTCTGTTTCATCACCCCATGTCATTTTGATATTTGGAAAAGGTATACCAGATAAATCTTGTATAACTTTATTTTTAATCAAATCTAAATATCTAGAACCTATAAATGTTTTCATATTTTCTGGTACATTATCTTTAACTTTACTACATATATTACTAATTGACCCAATACCTGGATGACCACCTGCAACTACTGTTGAATCTGGATTTGCATTAATATCTAAACCAAAATGCTTAACAAAATTACTTAATAAATCTTCACAATATTTACCCAAATTTGTTACTTTAGTACCATCTTTCAATGTAGGTAAATATTTCATATCATATTTATTTATATCATGATATGATGCGATTTGTAAAGTATTTCCAAATTGCGACATTAACCAGAATATTGGTTGTTTAGCATTGAAATAAACATTATCACCATCTACTTGAATTTCACCTTTTATGCCTTCTTTATCTTCAAAATCAGTAACATTTTCTTTAACATCTAAATTTGTACCATTAATGTCACCAATTAATTCCATTTTTTGTCCATTAGATTTTAATAATAAATCATACAATGTAGAATCTTTAGATACAACATATTTTATTGTTGGTATTCTATCATTAGTCAACATATCTTGTTCAATAATTGAACGAATTCTTAATGAATTCGACCATGTACCAGAAGGTATAAATACCATTTGTCCTAATATTTGATAACCATCCATTTTAACACCAGATGTACCTTTTACAAATTTTTGAATAAATTCTGTTTGGTTTCTTATATAATCTTTTTTACCATAACCTTTTGTCATTTTAGCCATTTTAGATAATCTATATTCAGCATCTTTAATAAAGTCTTTTTGAAATGAATGATATAATTTTTTATCATCTTCTTCGATATAATCTAAAAACAATTGTACATTAGCTGTACCATCGGCATATGTATATCCCATAGATTTTGCTAATGCTTTTAATTTATAATTATCTAAATTATTAGCTGGATATAATATCTTAAATAATCTAAATATATTATATATTGATGGTGTATCTTTACTATTATGTATAACTTCTATAAATGTTTTATGATCACTTCTTTTTAATAATTGATTAAATGCACCAGCAAAATCTAATTTATTTTTCATATTTTTAATATCAAATGTTAATATTTTCTTAATATCTGATTCATAGAAATCATATTTAGCCGAATCTATCATATCTATGACATCAACTACCATTTTATCAACAGGTATACCTAATTCATCACAAATACCTTCATATGCGCTACCAGTTGATGTTTTTGTTGATGCTTTATTTATGTTTTCACCTTCTTGAAATTTACCATGGTGATCAATATAAACATCAATACCTTCAATATCTTCAGCATAATCTAATGCAATATTTATATATTTTGAATCAATTTCAAATGCTTTCCATGATTCTTGATAATTAACTATACCATATTTTTCTATTTCAAAACCATGTTCTAATAAATAATTTTTCATCACTATTGCAGAATATATACCATCTAAATCATCATGAGTATAAATAACACAAACTTTACCTATTTTGCCTTTTTTTATCCAATAATCTTCACTATTTGGTATTCTAGGAGCACTTTCATTTAATTTACCATTATTTGAATTAGTGAACAAATTATAATCTTTTAACATAGAATTTATTTATTTATTTTTATATTATATATATTAAAAATAAAATCACAAAAAACAAAAAAGCCAGAACTAATTCTGGCTTTTTATAAATCGTAATTTTGTATTTTTATTTTAATAATTTTATCAAATCATCACTTATCAAATTTATAAGTTTTTTTTCACCTAATTTTATATCAGGTATGTTTTTTATCATAGCATAATGTTCAGTTCCTTCATTAGTTATTCCTAAAAACAATTTACTTATTTTTGGATTAGTCTGATGACAATCAATGAATGTATTAACGAATTCATTTAATTTATATTTAGAATCATTATTATATTTATATAATATAATTGAATCTGTTTGTTCTGATATGATAAAATGTAATTTGTCTTTACTTATTTTATTATTTTCTAATAAAATTATAGATTTAGATGGTTTTGAATTATTTGGAAATTTTGCAATTTTACCTTCAAATATAACATCATCCATTGATTCTTTTGTTTCTGTAACAATTATTTCTTCATGTTTTTCTATAATTGGTTTAGATATAACTTTAGTTGTTTTATTTGCATAAACATCTTCAACAACTTTTTTATTAATTGTTGAAGAAGATTCATTTATAAAATTACTAAATTTTTTAATCATATTTTATTATATTTCTTGATTTCCGCCTTGTGGTTGTTGTACTTGACCTTGTGGTTGTGTTTGTTGTACTTGACCTTGTGGTTGAGTTGTTTCTTGTGCTGGTATTTGTGCTGCTGTTGCATCTGCTTGTACATTTTCACCTTCTGGCTCTTGAACTTGTGTTTGAACTTGTGCTTGTGCTTGTGGTTGTATATTTTGTACAGGTTGTACTTGTGCATTCATATAATCACCAAATAATATAGATGATGGTAAATTTTCAACATTTAAATATGTTGCAATTACATAATCAACAATTTTTTCTGCAATTGTAGTTTCTGCAAAAAAATCAGTTGCTGTTTTGCCACTTTCATCTTTTATTTTTTTAGTATATGCTTTAATAAGTGATTTTGGTAATTCGATACTAACATTACCATCATATATATCACCTTTTGGTATAAATGATTCTTTTATTACTTTTTTATCAGTCATAAGTGATGAACCTTTTTTACCACCTTTGAATTCTTTATAATCTCTTAAATTTTCCATATTAATTATGTTATTTTTTATTATTATATATTAAATAAAAATATCGGTTTTTTTCACTCTAAAAACTCAATATATTATATCCTATACCTAATTGTATTCCTGGCCCATGATATAGTTGATTTCCTTTACCAAATATTATTCCATAGCCACCTGAAACATTTACTGAAAATTTATTTTTCTTTTGATTATTTTTTATATAATCAGTCACATCAGTACCTCTTGTTTCAGTTATTGTTATTTTATCTGTTGATGGTGTTATAAATATTTTATCATAACCATTTTCTTTTTTTATACCAGTTACAATTGAAAATTTTATTTTAACTTCATCAAATTTCGTAATATCTTCTTTTATTATTAGTTTATTACTATCAGCAATAACATAAAAATAAGATTTACCATTTATAACTAATACACTATCTGGTGATGTATAATAAAAATTCAAACCATATCTATCCTTATCTAATTTCACTAATATATTTTTTGTAGAACCTGTATCTCTATATTCAATTATTGTTTTAATTATTGTTTTAACTTTACCACCTTCGGCTTTTATTAATTTGTATAAATCTGGATTATATTTTTCTAATTCATCTAAACTCATATTACCTATAACTTGTTTATAACTAATTTGACCATTTTTATTTTTATAAACTTCTATAGTATCATTAAACGCTTTGAAATTTTGTTCTTGTCTATATTTTTCATTTTTCAATTGATTTTTTAATTCTCTATTTGAACTACATGTCTTTAAATTGAATATCAATAGTAAAAAACAAATCAATACTATTACTGATTTCCAATTCTTCTTTATAAATTCAATTATTTTATTTATTATTTCCATATTATTATATATTATTTTTTTATTGTTCATCCCATCTAGTTATAGGTGGTTTTATTATTATTATTTCTTCTTTATCAACATCAATAGGTGGTGAAGAATAATATTCTCCTTTTTTAGTTAATGTATTTATTATATCATTCAAATTTTTACTTTCATAATATTTTCTATCAGGTGCTTCAGATGAAGATTTACCTATTATCGAATTATAATTATTTACAGCTGTTATTTCCCATGCACTTTCATTTGCATACCAATTACCATCATCCCAAATACTATAAAATAAACCAGAATAAAAATTACCATTCTCAAATTTATTTTTTGATGTTATATCTAACTCATCTTGATTATTCAACCCAATAGATTTTATTATCAAACCTGCTTGTCTATAAAAATGTTGCTCATCTGTTACAAGATTTTGATTTATTTCATATAATTTTTGTTTTGGTGTACCATTAATCAATTTTGATGGATCACCATCATTCAAGGCACCTAATATTTCATAACATGGTGAAATAACACCTATATCATTTAAAAAGAAAATATATCCTCGTTTAAATGTATCTGGTATATTTGTATTTGTCGTTATACTAACATTATCAAATTCTACTAAAGTATCAAAATAATAATCACCATCTTCTGATAATATTACCAAATTTGAATTAATCAAACTCGATAAAAGATATGAATTACCATTTTGTACATAATATATTTTATTACCATTTATTGGTTTTCTTATTTCGCCATCTACAACATCCTCTTTGAATTCCATATAATGACCATAATCACCAGTTAATATATCCATCGTTTGTAATTTTGAAATTATACTCGTATTACCAGTATAATTGACACTATCTATATTTAACATAGTTTCAAATGTTATTGCAGAATTATATAAATCATAATATTTACCTACTATAAATTTATTTCCACCATCATCATAATTCATATAAAAACTTCTATCAGTTTTACCAAAATAATTATATATAACTGATGTATCATTTATTGTATATGTATTTTTATAAATTTTACAATTTCTAGTTGTTTTATTAAATGTTAATATATTATTCGATCTAATAATACTACCAGTCACTTTTTTAAATGTACTATTATCATTAGTTTTTTTATTTACACCACTACTAAATTCTATATAATTACCTAATAAATCATATGATATATTGTCAGCAATTAAATATAAACTATTTATCCATGTACCATTTTCTTGTGTTAAATATTGTGATTCATTTATTGATAAATCACTATATAAATAATTGAAATTATTCACTTCAATATCACCATACAAATACATACCATTCCATTCTTCAGTTATTCTATTTATGGTTTGTATTGTTCCTTCAACATATCCTTTTGATAAATAATTTAATTCATGTGATTTTATAAAAAAATTATTATTAACTATCCAATTATCACCTATCAAATTTGATGGTATTTGAATACCATTAGTATAAGATGCACCAATTCTATTAGAATCTTTATTAACATTTAATATATTATATAATTCTGTACTATATAATTCGGTTGAATCTATAATCCACTCATCTAATCCATATATATATTTATCAGAACTTGAACCAAAATCATATGCAATTGTTCCTGTTTTACCTGTTGCGATAGTTATATTCGATATACCATCACTACTTAAAACAACAACAGGTCCTTTATAACTATTAGAATAAACATATAATATACTACCTGTTATAATAGAATAGTTTATTATACCAAGTATTGTCATATTTACACCAACATTAGAAAATGCATTAGGATTAATACTAAATACTTCACCATATGATTCATTTATTGGTACGTCAATATTTATTCTATTATTAACATTATCAACAATTAAAATTTTTGATGAAATATCATAATAATCAGAATCTGATGTAGATATAATATGTGTCGATGTCGTATCATAATATCTAACATGAACAAAATCACCAATATTCAATATGTTACTATTTTCATTATAATATAACCATGAATTATTAATATATATGATATTATCATAATCATATGATGGTGTGTTCAATACATAAGGTTCCCATGATTTGTGTGTATAGATATCAACATTTCTTACACCATAACCAAATTGAATATCAGAATTAGTTTGACCACTATAATATAAATAAGATGGATTATCCAATAAATTATTATTTACTATTGTCTTATCATCAAAAACAGCAACATTTGTTGTATTTTTTATCATATTAGAATACATTTTATACATTTTATATGCATAAATATCTCTTGAATTTTCAATATTAATACTATTTGATAGATAATGAAAACCATTACCATTATCCATTGTCATACTAGTTAAACCAGATATAACTATATTATTATATTCTTTTCTTATTTTAGAATAATTGAAATTTGATACACCATCAAAATAATTTTTTATCCAATAATTCGAATAATTCAATACGTTATAATATGAAAATGAAACACCAGTTCTATATTCATAATCAAATGGATAAAATAAAATACCATTATTATCATAAAACCATGGTGGTGGTATTGTATTTTTTTGCCATCCACTAATATTTGTTGGTAATGGATAAATATTATAACCTTCATTAAATTCAACAGATTGTGTTTGTATTGTTGTTGAACTATTTACTGGATCAAAAACTGGCATAGGTCTAACCGAATATCCTTCATTTGCATCAGACCATACATTTTTATAATTCGTATCATATGATGTTAATATATCATCATTTGTATTATTATAATAATAATGTATTTTTTCAAATTTGAATAAAATTGCAATTTTTCTTTCAGTTAAATCAGAAAAAATATCAATTACTTTATAATTATGATTATTTATTTCTATATCATTTGTTCCTTCTATTATTGAATCAACATGATATAATTGTTTGAATGTATTATATACCGAATTATTATTTTTATCCAATTTATTCAATACATCAGTTATACCTATATCAAAACTACTATTTGCTCTTTGTAAAAATTTTAACATATTATTAAATAAATCTATACCACCATCAACATTATTTTTACATTTTAATTCAAAAACAAAATATGATGGTATAACATGACCATTTGGTACTGATGATGTATCTGCACTCCAACTAATACCACTTTCAAATGATATATAATCTTTATTCCAAACATCAATTCTATATTCATTGCCATAATATACATTATCAGTAGAATGTATAATTTCATTATCATCAAAAGCATTTAATAATCCATAATCTAGATTTCTATAAGAGGATGTACTATTTATTATAAGAGGATGTATTGATGTCAATTCATATTTATTATAATAATCATCACCTGTATATGTATATGCAGTATCAGTTAGATATGAAACACCACTATGGAATAATGTTGTTCCTGAATATAATACTATTTCATCAACAATAGTTGTATTTATATCATCACTACTACCAAAATCACCTGAATTGAAATTACCACCATACCAATTATTACTATTATTATCTAAATTATTATCTAAATCTAATTTTATATTATTAAAATTACCATCATAAATATCAGTTGCACCATATATAGTTGCACCAATACCATCAATTGTCATATAACCATTGAAAATACCATTATTTATTATGACCTTTGAAACAGCATCATATCCTTGAAATCTACATTTTTTATATACACCATCATTAATTATAAATGATTTATTTAATGATATAGCATCATTTTTTAATATCAATCCATAATCACCAAACATATATGGTTCATATATAGTATCTAATATAACATAATCATATAAATCAGATTGACATTTAACTGGATATCCAATAAATTCATCATCGTTACCTATTGTTATTCCTGAACGAGTATCTAAATATATATCACTACTATTTGGATTATTTAAGTATAGAATAACAGAAGAACTATCACCATATTTACCATTAATGTTTGAATCAAATGTTCTATAATAATTTGATAAATATGAAAAATCATAAAGATGAAAATTACCAACATTATCAAACACATTTGGGTAATTTGTATAACTTACCATAATATTCTTACTTATTGTTGTAGTACCTGATAAATATGATGATAAAGAACTAATATAACCAAATGATATATTAATATCATTTCTACTTGTACCATTATCTTTATATACACTAAATTTACAATTTTCACAAATATCTGTTGTTATTTCTTGTGGAACATAAAAATCGATATTATAATAATTACCACCTTGTATAGATTTTTGATTACCTATAAATATATTGTTTTTATGTGTATTGTTTGCTAATATTGTTCTATCATAATCAGTTATTATTGGACTTATTAAATAACAATAATTTATAAAAATCATTGTGTCTGTAGATGATATATTTGTATATCCTGAAAAGAAACTACTTACATTATTATCTACTACATAATTATCATATTTTTTAATTGTAATATCATTTATTACACATTCATTTATAACTACAGATTTATTAGAATTCATTATATAACCACTATTCAAATCACCTTTTTTTATAATAACATCCATTAATAATCCACCATCCATTGTTATATCAAATACATTCGAGTCCAATATAACACCTTTTCTTAATGTACCATTTAACCATTTTGTTCTTATCATAAGACCACCATTAAATACTCCATTTTGCCAATTTGTGTATTCATATTCTGATATATCATTTATTATATTTCCTTCTACATCTCTTTTTGTTATACCAAAATTATATTCAAATTCATCTATTGTTGTAACATTATCAAAATTATAATTACCATTTGTTCCGAATATTCCTCCATCAAATGAACCATTTTTCCATAAATAACTATCCCATATACCATTCATAAATGTACCATCATGCCAAACTGGCATATTAGCAAAACCATCACATGAACCAAATATACCATTTATGAATAATCCATTATACCAATTATCTAAATTAAATTTATAATCAGATTCACTAGTACCACAATCAAAACTACCATTATTCCATACACAATCTATTAAATTTATAACATCTTTGTAATAACCATTGTTTATATTTGCTTTTTCTATAAGACATTTTTCAAAATATCCTCCATTTATATCATATGTGTATATATTGCCTATATTATATGGTTCTAATATACAATTATAGAAATAACCATTATCTATATTACAACCATATAAATTTGTATTTCTAAAATTTGAATATCCATAATTATTATTATCTAATGAAAAATAATTTATTATTTTATTATCCGAATCTAAATATGAATTAAGAGTAATATAATCGATTGTGTATTTTCTTTTTATATTAACTTTATTCAAATTCAAACCAAAACCAACACATTGAATAAAAACGACTGTACCTTTTCCATCATTATTTATATTTCCATTTTTTATAAATGTACTATCAACAATTGCATTATACATATCAACTTTTTCACAAGTAACTTTACTTACAAAATGTTCTTCTAATACTTTGCCATCTATATTACCATCAGGAATTATATCTGTTAATAATTTATTTATTACAAATGAATTTCTTTTTTTATCAATTGTTAATACTTCATAACCTTGTAATATTGTTGAATATAGAAAATCAATATCATTCATTGCAATTATTCTATTATCTAATGTAATAGAATTCGATGATATATCATCTACATTTTTACTCAATGTAATAAAAACTTTATCACCTATTTCTACATGAGAATCAATTTCTGTATATAATTTTATATATTTATCAAAAACATCTATCTTTGGTAATATCTTTACAGAGTTTATTGTGCCTAAATCATCATATTTTGTTGTAATCATTAAAAAAATTTATATTTTTTTTCTTTATATATTAAAATGAACCTATTGAAACATTATATATAAAATAAAAATTATTTATTAATGAATTTAGAAGATTTTATTGACGAACAATTCGTAAATGATTATGATATCATAAAAAATTTTATGATAGAAATAAATGATATACTAGAAAACATAGGCATAGATGATAAATATGATAATTATAATGATTTTTGTATAGATATAAAAAAACATTTATTCACTCTAATAAATTTAGATGATATTGATATAGATGTTGATACACTAATTAATGCATTAAATAATATGATAAAATATAAAATCATGAATGATATTGATTATGAAAATAAAATAAAAATATATTTTGATGATCCATATAATATTTTAGATAAAATAAATTCAATAAAACTGAAAAAATAACATTTTTCGGTTTTTTTATTTAATATATAGTATAACAATTTAATATAATTTAAGGCAATTTTAAAAAATTTTAAGGCAATTTATGAAAACAAAACAAAAGTCCATATTCATGGCAACCATAATCCACAAAATAATTTACTATTCCTTAAACTTTATATCAAATTGATGATATCACTATAATATTTGGTAAAATCAGAAAGAAAAATTCAGAAAAGAAAATATAAACTTTATCTTTTTTCCAAAATATAAATATCATAATTAGAAAGGTTAGTTATTCCTTAAAAATAACATTGGAGGCTTCTCTACAAAATTAAAGTTTTAAAGGCTTATGACAACAACAACACAAAACGCAGATGATTTCCTATTTGGTGGGACAGATGCAAATGACGCAAGTTTATCAGTATTTGATAAAACAGAAAAAAACCAAGATGGTATCTACAGACCTAATTTAAAAGATGCAAAAGATAAAAAAATCGGTTATCGTGCCACAGTAAGATTTTTAACAAACCTTACAAAAGATGGTAAAAAAGGACCAGTTGCAATCGAAAAACACGTACATTACGTAGATTTCAAAAATGAACCAGGATTAGCTGGATATTACGATTGTGATAGAAATTTCAAAGATAAATGTGAAATGTGCGCAGTTTATTGGAAATTGAAAAATAGCAAAAATGCAGCAGATGTAGAAAAAGCTGAACTTATCAAAAGAACTACTAAATATTATTCATATATTATGGTTATTGAAGATGAACAACACCCAGAATTAGTTGGTAAAATTATGGTTTTCCCATATGGTTATACAATTAAAGAAAAAATCAATTCTGAAAGAACTGGTGAAGTAACTGGTGTTCAATGTAACGTTTTTGACTTATCAAAAGGAAAAGATTTCAAATTAATAATTAAAGATAAAGCTGGTTTCCAAAACTATGATGCATCTACATTCCTTGAAACATCACCTATTAAATTATATGATGAAAAATCAGGTTCATTTAGAGCAGCACCAATCGATGAAGATGGTATAATATCTAATCCAAAAGCACAAGCTAAAATAAAAGAAACTCTTTTATCAAGAACAGTTGAATTAGATGATCATAAAGCAATCGAATGGACAGAAGAAACTCGTGGTAAAGTAGGACAAGTAGTATCTATATTACAAGGCGAAGATGTATTCGTTGCAGAATCTGCAACTAGAAATGCTGGAACAAATACAACAACTACTACAACTTCACAAAGAGTTGATGTTGAAGCTACTACCGCAGATGATTTTTTTGACCTCGAATCAGAAAATTAAGATTATCAGATAGTTATAACATTTCACTTAAAGTAATCATTCAATTTTGTATAATCTTTTTCTATTATGAAAATGAAATTAAAGCCACTATTTATAGTGGCTTTTCTTTTTAATAGATTTATATCTAACTCACACTCATATGTCTATGAACTTTTAATTTCTACGACTAAATTCATATCCTTTATAAAGAAATCAGGAAAATATTTTTTATTTTTATAATCATATACGTAATCTATATTACCTTTGAAATTTTCTATCACAATATTATTTGATATACAATATTCTATAAAATCTTTTTCATAACTACCTCTATAATATAGATTTGTATTATAATATTTTAAGATATATCCAGAATGTTGTTTTTTGTGTATTTCTTCATTTTGTGAAGGATTTTCTACACCAAATTTATCAATATTTGTTAATCTAACTCTTTCTTTTAATGTTTTTGAACAATATGTAAAACCACCATGATTTTTTGTAACAGTTTTTTCTTTTTTAATTTTGATATCATTCAATTTTGATACATTATCTTTTCCATATTTTTTGGTACATGTATTTTTTCTTTTTTCCAAATTACATATTTTACAGGTATATTGATTATTTGGATCTCTTTTAATATAAGCACAATAATTATTATATTTAACTTCTTTTTGTTCACCACAGATATCACAAGCACATACTATTTTTTGGTGACTATATTCACTAAGATATATTATAGGCAATTCGATATCATCATATTGTTTTACATCAAAACCAAGTTCTTTATATTTTTGAACCATTTTACCATTGACTTTCATTTTTAATTTTTCAGTTAAGATCATAACAATTTCATTTTTATAGTATATATAAAAATGAAATTGTCAAAAAAGTCATCACTTTTTAATTTTTCTTTATTAAGAATTGTTTTACAAGCATTTGCCAAGCTGGAACCTTTTCACCATCAATATCAATCATGAAATCATTAGATACTCTTATGTTTAATGCATGAATTATTGTTCTTATTGATAATGGAAATTTACTTTTATAACCTTTCGTCATAAAATCAACAAACTCTATAGTTTCTTCTTTTGTACTATTTGGTATTCTTGGATATATTTTTTCAGTTATTTTTTTCAATCTTTCAATAATTTCATCTCTTGTTAATTTTACATCAACATGAAGACTTCTAGACACAAGAGCTTTATCCATTTTATCACCATCGATATTTGTTATAAATATACATCGACCATTATAAACAAATTGTTTAGGTAATTTTTTATCTTTATTATATTTATCAATCATTTCTTTATATGTTAATCCTTTAGAATCATAATGAGTTTTTAATATTCTTGATATTTCTCTATTCTTTTTAGTATCTAATGCACTTTTTAATAAATTAACTGAATCAGCATCTTGAAAAACAGCATCACAATCATCAAAAACCAATAATTTACCATTATTCAAAAATAGTGTTTCATACAATCCTGATTTTGTTATATCACCTTTGAAAAATTCATATTCTAATCTTGTATCATCAAGTATTTCAGTAACTTCAGATGTGTTATGTGTAACAGTGCAATCTTCAAGTAAAAATAAATGATCATCATTAATTACAAAACCATAGTATTCACCAATACCAATTGATTTAACATCTATTCCTGTCACTTTATGATCGACTCTTCTTATAGGATATACTTTTTTTCTTTCTAACTTCAAAGGTATTCTATCAACATCACCATATATACTTAATCTAAAATAGTCACCTTCAAAATTTAATTTTTTTATACTTCTTTTAACATTCTTTAATGATGTTTTGAAGCCAATCGTATCTGCTAAAAATTTAACATTCTCTATTAGTGTTTCTGATTTTAATGTTATTTCATATCCACCATTTATTTTATAACCATCAGAATCAATTAATCCTGCCAAAAGTTCTAATCTATTTTTTTCACTATTATTTATATAAATATTAGGTATATGTTTGTTTTTTATAATATTCAAATATTTCATCTTATGATATAATGGATTAATATAATTAACACCTTTATCATGATAACCTTCTGATATTATTTTTATTTTTGGTGTTTTTTTAATACCATCGTTTTCATATTCATATTTTTTTGCAATCATACCAATTCGTTCAGCATAATCAAATAAATATTTTTCTATTTCAATATCAACATTTGTTACTGATGTATCTTCACTAGTACCATCACCTAACCATATACCTAAATAATATGGCTCAATTGGCAATATATTTTCATCAAATTTTATATCAACTTTATATCCAAGAAAATTTCTTTTGAATGTCTTATCTTTTTTTATATATTCATTAATTGGTATATTCAAAATATCATCAAATTTTGAATATCTATTATTATTTTTAGCATATATTGATTTTTTTAAACTTAAAATATGTTCATCATTTACTATATATTTTATTCCTTTTTTTTGATTAATTTCATACATTTCACTAACACCACTATTAGTACTCATCACTAATCGAGATTTCGAATCTGGTCCCATCAATAAATCACCACATATTATATCTTCAACATTTTTCAATGTACCATCAAACATAATAATCTTTGTTCCTTTTCCTAAACACTTACCAACGCCTGCATCACCAGATATAATCAATGAATTTGATACACTATATGCGACTTGACGAACATACATATTTATAGCATCAAAAACATCTAAATCATTATTCAAAACGGCCTTATTTAATTTAAGACTCTTAAATTTAACAGTTTCATCTTCAGCTTTCTTAAATTCAACATTAGTATCATTATCACTTTCATTCAAACTGAAATCTTCATTAATAAAATCAACGATATCATCTAAATATTCTTCAACATTAGTTGTATTTGTTTCCATTGTATAAAAAGGATGATTCATTATTGTTTGATTATCGAATCTAAATAATTGCCACAAATCTAAAGAATGTAATACATCACCTTCAAAATTTATACGAAGTGCTCTATTATCATCCATTAAATATAATGTTCCTTCTAAAATTTCATTTGGTTTTTTAATAACAAACTTTTCATCATATTGAAAATACATAATATCAGTGTTTTCATAAAGATATGACATTATTTTATCAATAGTTTCTGTTTGAAATTTAGAAACCGCTTCTAACATTAAATTATTTATAAATATATTATATTTTTTCATCGATTTTTTTATTTTTTTTATATATTAAAATTTTAATTACATTAATCTATATATTAAAATAAAAAATTAATATATAGTGTATGATTACAAAATTTTTTACATATATATTAGAAAAATCATCACTCACAAAATTAGGAATACCTAATGAAGTTATGAAAGATATCCAAATAAATTATGAAATACCATCAAATACACAATGGGAAGAAATATCTTATAAAAAAGATTTGAAAAATGAATTAAAAAAAGATGAAAAATCAATTTACATAGAAGTAAGTGAACAACATATTAAAGTCATATTAAACGATTATTTGACATATAAAGAACAAAAATACAAATTTGATAGTTCTGGTTGGGGTAATTATGAAATAGGGCAAATCATAGATAAAACATATACACAAACATTGAAAGATATATTAACAAAAAGTAAAATATATAAATTCCAATCAGATGATATAATATCTGAACCAATCATAAAAAGAAAAATAAAAAAAGAATTGGAAGATTTTGATAATAAGACTGATGAATTCAAAATTAGTATAATTAGAAATTTTAATAATATAGTTAAAAGAATATATGACAAAAAATATAGTATTGTCATGAAAAAAATTGCTGATAATATGTCAAGCATAAAACCAAATGTAAATGCTGATGAATTATTAAAATTTCTTACTGATAATAAAAAATTAGCAGAATTGGCAAAAGAATATGAAGTTTCAAAGAATGATGATGATAAATTAGGATTGAAAAAATTAGAAAAACAATACAATTCATTACCAATATTTGATGAGTTTTTAATAAATTTCGAAGTTTTATATACAGATAAATATAATTATAGAGTTACAATAAAAGATTTATTAGACACATTCGGATTGATGCAAACACAAACAGCATTTTTATATTATTTATATACAGGAAAAATAAAAGATTTAAGAATACAAAAATTTGAAACACAACAATATAATGATCCATCAACATATTCAAATTCACCATCAGATACAACAAATATTATTACACATTGTTCTTCATGTGGTTCTGAAATAGAAAATTTTGATAAACTAATTACAGATAAACCATTATGTGATGATTGTACTGGTGATGAAGGAAAAGAACAATATCCTAGAAATAAAAATTCTTGGAGATGGTCATAAATAAAATATAAATATTTAATATATAATAAAAAAAATTATAGAATCAATGATAAAAAAATTATAGAATCAATGATAAAAAAATTTAAAATTTTCAATGAAAATATACAAGAAATGAATACTGAATCAGAAGATACATTAATATGTCCATATTGTGGATATGTACAAGATGATGATCCAGAAAACATTATGAGTGGTGGTGGTTTAGCACCAGAATATGCCGAATGTGAGTGTGAAGAATGTGGTAAAACATATGAAGCATCAAAAACAGTAATAGTTACATATTGTACTCAAAAAATTTAAAATAATTGAAGATATTCAAAAAATGAATATTTTTATTTAATATATACAATATAAAAAAAAAATAAAATA